CTACACTACCTGATCTTCCAAAACCTGATTGTGATGCACCTGATGCTAAAGTAATTGTGTTACCCGTAGCACCTAAAGTAAGTGTGCTTCCACACTTAACTAACATGTTATTATTGCCTTGGTCTGCTATATTATCTACTTTTATTTTACTGCTCATAATTATTGAAACCTATATCTAATTATTACTAAACCGCTACCACCATTTCCGCCATTACTTCCATTCATGGTACCGCCACCACCACCACCAGTGTTGTCTGTCGCATTTAATTGACCAGTGCCTCCACCACCACCTGTGCCACCTGTACCATTTGGACTTCCACCACCTGCTCCACCACCTGCTCTTGTTGTCGGTGTACCATCAATACTTGTAGTTGCACCAGCTCCACCATCCCCACCTGCACCTGTTGGTGCATCAGGTGCTGCTGCTCCTGCTCCACCACCACCTGCTCCAGGGTTATCTGGGGGATTTCCTGTAGCCACTTTGTAGTTAGCACCACCATCATTACCTTGTGCTGGAGTTGTTGGAGGTGTATTACCTGCTGATCCACCACCAAGAGGTGCACTAGATGTACCTCCAGCACCTCCACCACCTGAACCGCCTGTCGTAGAAACTGATGGTGATCCAGTGCCTGGTCCATTTGCAGAACCTTTGCCTCCACCCGCTGAAGTTATTGTTGAAAATATTGAATCTGAACCAGCAGCACCTGCAGCACTTGGAGTATGACCAGCACCTCCAGCACCAACTGTAATAGGGAATGATGCTGCTGTTAATGTAACTCTATTTGGTGAACTTGGATAACCATCTAAAGGGCTAGCTGTATATGGAGCATTGGCAGGAGATTTAACTTCTCTAAAACCTCCAGCTCCACCACCGCCACCTGCATTACTAGAGGGATAACTATGTCCAGCTCCACCCCCTCCAGCGATAACTAAATAAGAAACTATATTATTTGTTGGACTACTTGCTGCCTGACTAACTGCAAAAGTACCAGGGCCTGTAAAAGTATGAATTTTGTCGTTACCACAAGTGGTTATTGTTCCACCTGTAGCTGTAATAAAAGATTCAGCTGCAAAAGTTGATTCATCATCTTGAGTTGCTACCCAACCTTGTGTTGCATCTACATAAACTAAAACAATCGATGCTCCAGCGGTTGTTACAGTTACATCTGCAGAATTAGCTCCATTAATGGGTGATCCATTTCTAGCAATTGTCAAATTTGCTGTAGCAAAATTTCCATTGTAATCTTTAACAGCAACAATGTTACCCGCACTTGGTGATGATGGTAATGTCATTGTCACCGCACCACTAGCAGCAGTATCTACAAAATAGCCTTCTCCATTCGCTGCTGTAAAAGCAAGTGTTTTTTTGGTTGTTTGCCAATTGACTGCTCCACTTCTCCCAAAACCAGATTGACTAGCACCACTTCCTAAAGTTACAGTATCACCTGATTCACCTAAAGTTAAGGTTGTTCCGCATTGTGGTGCAATTGTATTTACTTCAAGTTTACTCATTATATAATTACCAAAGTTCCTGTTACTGTTTGTGTTCCAGTAATAGTCACTGGCCCCGCTAATACTCCTGAATCTAAAGTTTGATCTTCTGACAAAGTAGAATTATGTGTAACCACATAAGTTGTAGCTTCCATTCCTGGTGAGATAGTTTTTGTTGATGGAATTGTACAAAAAACTTCTTTTGTTCCAGCAGAAAAGTTAACTAAATTATTTGAATTAGTAGATGATATCACTGTTGCTCTTGATAAAGTGCCTGTACCAGTTGTAGTTAAAGCGTATCCCATTCCAGAATGAGAACTACAATAAGTATATAAAGTTGGTGCAGAAGCAGCCACAGTTAGTTCTAATCTTCTTGTTGTTGCTGAAGCAAAACCCGAAACATATGCAGATTCAGTCACAACGCTGCCATCTAATTTATAGACTACGCCAGTATTATAACTTGTGCCACTATTGTGTGTTCCGTCAGAAGTTGTTGAAATTTTTAATGGGTGTGATGCAACTGAAGCATCATCCATATTGAATGTATAAGTAACACCTTCTGCTAAATTTATTGTGGTTTGTAAACTACCATCTGTATAATATTTGTTACCACCACCAGGATCTACAACGGTTATTGTAAGAGTTACCCCTGCATTGACAACACCGGTTCCTACTTCAAATTCATCGGATCCAGTATTAGTAATGCAATAGTACGTACTATTGCTGGCACCAATACCGCCAACGAATCCTACGAAATCCTGTGAAGCACCTAATAAGGTAATTGTACCAGTTCCAGTTGAGGTGCTTGTTTCTTTAACTCTATCGTCAATGACAAGAGCCATGCAACCTCCTTAACTAATTCTTAATATTGCGTTTGTTGAATTAAACGTTGGAAACTGAATTGTAAAAGTTCCCGCAGTTGCTGTTTTATCTCCACCAAAATCAAGAACAGCTACAGCTTTATTTGATTCAGATGTATTATAAATTAATGCACCCCTTGCTGTAAGTGTTACTCCAGTAAATGATAATTCTGCAAAATCAACAATTGCTACTCCAGTGTCTAAGGAAGTAGATTGTCCAGTTAATACTCCTCCGCCTGAAGTGTATTGACCCGTGTTTGCTACTTCACTTCCTGTAGTAAAAGAAGTTGTTGCTGCTGATAAGTTTGCTGCACTTGTGTAAAGTGCTAATTTAAATACATCACCTCCTGATTCAAGATCATGTATACCTTCTAAGATTTCTTTCTTAAAAGAATTTGCTACTGCTTGTGCTATTGCCATAATTTTTCTCCTTATAATATTGTATTCGGTGATGGAGATGCTATTTTCTGTCTAATAACTCCATCATCGTATTCCGCTCTTCTACGTCTACCCATTTGTTGTGCCGCAAAAGATTGTAAGCCTTCATTATACCTCTCTTTATATAGTTTGTACATATCCATGGGGCCTTTGAGATAACCAAAAGCCTCTACCAAAACACCATGTAAAAGCATGGCCTCTTGGTATTGTGCCAAGAATGTATTATTCGTGCTAGTAAAATGTGGAGGTGTAATAATATAATTTAATTGCACAGCGTAAGCCTGATCAGGTATGGGTGCAACAACAATATTATTTTCATCCCAATTAGCATAGAATCTTGGTTGTCCTGTAGCTCCAGAACCATTAAATTCTGATATAAAACTTGTATCTCTTTTTTCCATATATGTTCTTGCAGAAGACAAATCAGATGAAGCAAAGACTTGTAGAGATCTAATTACTAAAAAATCAGATGGCATTACCAAAAATCTTTTATTAGTATTAAAATTAGAAGTAGAATATTTTCTGGTATCATCATAATCCACTTTGCCCGCAATATCTAATTCTGTGTTTCTAATAAATTGATCAAGCAAAGTATCAGATAGTACATTACTATCTACTTCAGCGTAGCTTCTAATTTGGGTCAAAAAATCTGAATAAGTAATAGCCATTATGTTGTTATTGTTACACTCCCAAGTGAAATATCTAATTGTCTTTCTCTATTTTGCTCAGATGGATTTTGTGGCACCATTGAGGCAACAGTTGTAGTTATACCATTACCGGTAAATAAAGATCTATTGACCTGAAAATCAAAATTACCTGGTAACGAAACATTAACCACTGTCACAGTCGCACCACCAGAATCAACTATTGTATTATCATTAGGTGCAAATGTAGGATTTAATGATTTCATTGTTTGTGGTTGTTGAAATCTTTGTGGTCTAGTATTTTGTAAAGCTATTGCATCTGCTGTATTATATCTTCTTTGTATCTGTGGATGTTTAGGTTCAAACTCAGATATGTGAACTAAAGATCCGTTCCATTCTCTTACCATCTCATTATATGGAAAAGCTTGACCAGATCTATCTGATATTGCTTGTGATCTACTACCTGTTGCAAATTTAGCCATATTAACTTACCGTTGGATAAAATGTTTGCGGTGCAATAAACGTTGAAGCTCTTTGACCATCCTCGTCTAGAGCTCTTTTTAATTCGTCTTCATACACTAATTTATTTTGTTGAACTAATTGTGGTGCTTTTTTCATAGATAAATAATAAGCAAGTCCTGCACACATACAAGGTAAAAATCTATAAGCCACATCTGCTTGATTTGTATAAGCTCCAGCATCTTCAATTCTGTTAATAGAATAATATTTTAAATGTGTGTAAGTATTTAAATCAGGTGTAATGTACAAAAATATTTTTGGTAAAGTTTCTCTTTTGACATAATATTGTGAAGGTTGACCTGTAGCCCCTTTATTAGGTAAAGCTGCATAGGCAGATCTATCTATTTTTGTTAAAGATACATCAGTTCTGTCGCCAGTGTTATTAGCAGAAGTTGAAACAAATGCTTCTAGCACATCATTTACATTTGCAGCTGTAGAATATTCTGCCTGTCCTGACACTAAAGCAATTGTATTTAAATTAACTTTCCAAAGATGAATTCCTCTGTTACCCCATTCTGCAAATAAAAGATTTAAACTTCTTCTAGCAGATCTTAAATCATATCCGGCATTAGTTGACAAACCACATCGCTCATATCCCTCATCGATAATCTCATCAATGTTTAAATCAAATGCAGTAGTCCCAGATGTTGCCATTATTTTTTAAATCCTTTCAACATAGGTCCATAATATTTTACTAAACTTGGATTAGAAACTTTTTTTCCTGCTATTTCTGAATGCATGTAAGAACCATTATAAGGTTCTTCTTTCATTTTTGTACCTGGTGCTTTGGATGTAGTTTCGCTAAATGCTGCTCTACCCATTGCTGCTTTAAATTTAATTCTATGTTTGATAGCCATGTTTCTCCTTTTTGCGGTTGTACAACTTCTTTGATTGTATCACTTTTGGTTTATAAGTTCTAGACCTTAGATTTTTAGCAATAGGATTAGATAAGGTCTTTTGCTTTACCAATAATTGGTTTATATTTTGTTTTTCCTTCACTTTTGTATGCCCATAAATATGATGCTCTTGGTTGATCAGAGACATAGCTGCAGTGAATCCACCCGCTATTGGGTTCTCCTGGAGTGTAAAACTCGCATATAAGCTGATCATATGGAAGATTTTGGTGTATCCAATCAGCTAATTCAGCGTTATCTACACCAATACATTCGAAGTCTGCGGCCTCAGCCTTGGCATGCTGCGATCTAGCAGAACTACCAATAGCCTCGCACAATTCTACGCTACGAAAACCGCTAGTGATCTTAACTCTGCCAAAATGGTCACGTATTGGCTGGAGAATATTTTCACACAACGCTTTTAATTTTTCTATCTGCTCTGCGTTAGGATTGTTATTGATGCCCTTACGTATAGCAGTATCCGATTTAATTAACTCTGAGAGAGTAAAATTACGTGTCAGATTCATTTTTTTCCTCCATTTGATAAAACATGTTATTTGAGTCCTCTGTTACCATTTTTGTATCTTCTGCATCCCAGTATGTAGTTTGAACTTTATAGTCTGGCCAGCTGTTATCAGTAGTGTAACTATTAACGTGCCACAAAAGACGATTATTAGGCTGACCTGCAAAATTACCGTTATCAAGAGCCAATATGTGTGCACACTTATGTTCTTGAGGTATTTCAGAATGTTCTGTATCCAAGATGTTAGTATCTGGGTGTGCCCAATCAATTGTGAATAAATATTTGCCATGATAAAATTTTTTGTCAATTCCTAAATATTTTCCGTTCAAACCATCTAACCAATCAAAACAATGAACACTAGGCCAATAGCTAAAACAATTCCACAATTCAAGTTCTTGAACTTGCATATCTGGAACTTGATATCTTTCATATTCTTTTTGAAAAAAAGCTGAAATAGGTAATCTCCAATAGCAAGCACCATTTGGCAACATAATGTTAAATAATAAAGCACGACCTGAAATGGAAGTAAGACCAAAGATAACACAGTCACTACTTTGTTTTGCAAATTTTTCATCCATGTCATAGAGATATTCTTTCCTGACTTTACAATATATGGGAGGTATGTTTGCGTTCAGATAAGCCATTTTTATATTTTTCCCTCCAATAATTTTTTCTTTCTAAAATTCTAATACGTTTTTCAAGTATATCAAATCCTAATAATTTTTTAAGTAGTTTAATCATTCTAGTATTAAAGAAGTAATTTTCTTTTCTCCCATGTAGATTTCTATGTTTGCTTTAGATTTTATACATTTGTAGACTACTCTATCTTTACTACTTTTATCCTTCATAGCATAACGTTTTCCTTTAAGACATTTTTGTAAACTTTCGTAGTAACGGTGTTCTATAATTTTGTGGTCTTGCACGAGTAAAAGAGCAAATACTATTTCTATCATTGATGTGCTCCATTTCCATTTCTAATTAATTTTTCAACGTCTTCTGTAAGTTTTTTTGTTCTATCTTTTAAAAATTCTATATTTACTGCATTGTTTCTCATACTCTTTACCTCTGCATCTACTTCCTCTAAAACACCTGCTAAATGCTCTACCAACATGAAAAGCTCAGCCTCCCCACTTGATTGACCAAGTTCTCCACGTGGATATTTAATTCTAAACTCTGAGTTTTGTTCTAAATCTTTTGTCATCAACTCTATCTTTGTTGAATGTTGATTCAGTTTTTCGTGAATACCAAAATAAGCCCAAGTGCCAACCGCTATCATTGCGATAAGGCTGGCAACCGTCTTCATAGGCATTTGGACGGCTGCCTCCTCCGAAATGTTAAGTGGCTTTTTAGACATTAATCCCCTCTTAGCCATTTATGGATTTTTACAAATGGCCATTTAATCCACTTGATAATTTTTTTTACCATATCATTATCCTCCTTAACAATCGGGTGTATGCAAGTTCTACAATCGCAATTATACCCAATACATTGGTTAGTGTTAATATAGGGTCCTACTCCTTTACAATGACAAGGGTGAAGACATAATGTACAATTTAACACCTCCATCGTCTTCTAGCCTGTCTTAGTCTTGAGTTTGGATCTTTTGCAGCTTTAGGAAATTTTTTCATTTGTCCTGCTGATCTAGCGCAAAAAGATTTTCTACGTTTCGCAGCTTTTGAGCCAGGTTTTACTTTACCTGTCACTGCTGTTTTTAATTTTGATCCTGGGTTTGCTCTTCGATATGCAGCAACACCAGCTCTTGTCATCCCAGCCCCTTTTTCAGTAGGTCTAAAATTTTTTTTGTTTCTTGCCGGCATGACATCACCACCTCTTTTCATTTTTCTGTATTCACCTTCTGATTTTCTAAAAGGTTTTCTTACAGGGGGTTTTGGTTTAGGTTTACGTTTACCCTCTTTATCTACTAAGGGATATGGTTTTGCAGAATAACCACCTCTAGAAAATCCAAGTATTTCAAGTCCTGTTTTCATTCTTACGGTTTCTCCTTAAAATTTTTACTCGTTGTTGCCAACACCAAACACTAAGTTTTGATGCATACTTTTCAATAAAAATAATAATTCTTTCATACATCTTACGTAAACGTAATAGTTACTCCGCCAGTTCCTGCAATTGTAGCGTGAATACCATCTTCAAATAAAATACCAGAACCTGGTAAATACATATCTAAACCTTCTTCACCAAAAAGATAAGTAGCAATAATTGTGCCTGTAGCACCGCCAGTTCTAAATATAATAGAGCCACTTGTGCTATTACCTTTTCCTTGAATAGATGTAAGTCTTGCTCTTCTGTTTAAAGGAACCATTTGTGCCGTAGCAGTTGCGTGGGCTACCGACTGGTCTGATGTAAAACTTCCGCCACCACTCATAATTATCCTGGGTTAGATGTTGTCATGTTAGGTCCTGAATATTTATCTGTCAATAAAGTAACTGCTGCAACATTTGTTACTGTTGAAGCAAAAATACCTTTTGGAAATAAGATACCATCTTCAGGAAAATTAAAATTAATTACATCACCTGTAGGAACATCAACTGTTAATAAATTAGTTCCCCCTGATTGGCTAGTTGTATTCAATACAACAGATCCTGCTCCACCACCATTAGATGCAACAACAATTCCTCTAAGTCTTACAGGTTGAGCTATGATAGCTGTAGCACCTGCTGCTGTAAATCTTGTTGCTTGTATATCACTTTTAAAAGCCATAAATTCTCCTAGTTCGTGGCTCCCGAAGGAGCCACTAGTTAATTATTAGTTACCGAAAGGTGTAACAATTGTTCCATCACCAATCAACAAACCTTCAACCATGTAAGTATTGTCAGCTGTTGCAGTGAATTTAATTCTTGAACCAATAAGACCACCTTTAGTAGCGTTACCAGCTCCTGCTTCTCCATTTAGGTTTACAACATCATTTGCTGCTGCAGGCACAAATGCTTTTTTTGCACCATCATCAACACCAATCATAACTGAACCAACAAATTTATCAGTTCCGTCAGTTGATATAGTACCAGTAAATTCATCTATGAAAAGAATTTCAAAAGTTGTTCCCACTGTACTTGCGTTGTTTGGATCTCTTCCTGGACCTGCTGATGCACCATCTGCAGTAGCAACGATTGTTGGAAGTGTGATTGCAGTTGGAGTTCCAACTGGGTCCATAGTAAGAATTCTTCCTGCATGGTCAGCAACTGTTAAATTAGTTGCAGCAGTTAAAGCTATTACTGAACCTGGACCAATAGATTGAAAACCATTTCTCGATCTTACTGGACCATCAAAAGTAGTATTTGCCATAATATTCTCCTTTGTATAGCGTTAATATGTTGTCTCTATACCGTCTGCCTAGTCAGTCAACATATAAATTAATCTAGGTTTTTTTATTATACATAAAAAAAGGGGCGATGTGAACACCGCCCCTTTATGAAATACTCTACGTATTTAAGCTATTATGTAGGTAAGTTTCCGTTACCAAATACACATCTTGGATCAGAGAATCCAAAAGAGTATCTTTCTCTAGCTTTGAATCTAACGTTACCAGTATCGAAGTCACCTTCCATAGCAGTTTTGATTGGTGCTCTAACGAATTGTTTGAATCCATTAGGTACATCAGTCAATAGGAAGTACGAGTCAGTATCAGTTAGGAAGTTGTTTACAACATACCCTTCTGGAACCATTCCCATGCTTCTTACTGCATTGATATCGTTATCAGCTGTGCTTGTTCTCATTGGAGATTTCATAATACGCTCAGCAGTAAATTGTAATTCTTTTGGAATTATCATTTTTCTACCAGTTGTAGCGATTCTTAAACCTCTTTCATCTACAAACCCAGCAATATCAATTAACGATTGCTCAAGTGAAGTTTCGTTAAGGTCTGCAGCTACAGACAATACATTTGAGAATGTACCCCCTGTTGCTAGTGGGTGAGATGCCGAAATTAACGGAACTCCATCACCACCAAGCACTCCAGCTTTCTGCGCATTGTTTAAAACATTCGCAGCTTTAACTTGCTTCGTGTTTGCCATAGATCTTGCAAGAGCTCTTGTGTATCTTGCAGCTAATCTATCGTAAAGGTTATCTTCAATTGCTTCTTCAGTGATAGCAAATGCTAAAGCGATTGTTTCGTGAGTGTATCTTGCAGTGAATGTTTCATTCGCTTGATCGAATACTACTCCAGCACCTTCTTGTTTAACTGGTGCTCCTGCGAAACCACTTAACATTACCTCTTCTTCAAAAGCTCTGTCAGATGTTTCAGTAGCGAAAATCTCTGCGTGTTGATTTTCGTATCTGTTATATTCCAGGCCAAATAGTGCATTCAAACCTGGCTCTAGTTCTTTAACTAGTTGTGATCGTGATATAGCCATATTCTATTACTCCTATATACCTGTTCCACTTCTGTAGAAGTGTTTGTTGATTCTAACAAGAATATTTCCGTTTGCAGAATCTGTAGCTGAGTTACTTGGATCTTGTGAAATGTCCATTGCTTGAATTACAAATGAAGCATTTGTTCCAGATACAGATACATCTAACTGAACTTCAGATATTCCTGTTTTTGTATTACCAGTAGCATTAGTTACTGAATAGTTTTTAAAACAATCCGCTCTCGCAAAAGTGTCGTCTGCGTCCATTAAAAAAACTGCGTCAGGGTCATCAATGATAAATGCAGTAATGTCACTTGCATTGATTGAACCTGGGTACGAGTTCCTAAATGTCGGTTTTTGCGTAGTCGGATCTGTATAAAAACATCCATTGAACACACCAATAACTGCTGTGCTATTATTCGCAACGTGTCTTGTGATAGTACCATCTGTTTCAGCGATAACTAAGTCACCTTGGAATATAGCAGTAGTGTTATTAGCAGATATAAGATATCTGTTTTGTGCACCAACTAATGGCGTACCGTCTAGTTTTCTGTACGGTCTTAGACCGAACTTTTCACTTACGTTTGCCATATTGTTTTTTACTCCTATTAAACGTTAATTTAAGACTCTTGTAGTTAATGCAAAAAAATTATTTTTTGCGGTTACCTCCAAAGGTCACTCTGGACTGCCTATCAATATTGATTGGCATATCCGGGTGTTGTTCCTTCATAAGATCCCTATCAATCGCATCTGTTCTATCTTGAGTAATTCTTGCGAAATACTCAGCACGTTGTTTCAGAATCTCTTCCGGTATCCTTGCCAACACAAGGCCACCAATTCCGATGAGACCAGCATGTTTACCTTCGTGAATAACTGGATAATCGTTTTCACCTATTTCACTTTTCAGTGTTTCAGCTTTGACAAATTCCCAACCTTCTCTAAGTTTCTTTGAAACGTTTGCAACGTCTTCAAATCCTGCAGTTGCTGTACGTATCCATCTATGACACATACCATGCGGTGCAGCTGGCGCATCCAAACTGGATGGTGGAGTCCAATCTTTTTTTCTAGAGTTATTATCTCTAGTATCAGACTTGCGTGAAGTTTTTACTTTTTCCATTTTATACTCCTTCCTTCACGTATTTTGCGTATTCCTCTAGTGGCACCCCTAATTTCTTAGCGATAACTACCTGCGATTTGGTGAGTTTCACAGATTTGCGTCCCCCGGATCTTCTACTAACTGAACCTACATTTTGGACGGGTTCTCTTACAGGTTTAGTTTCTTCAGTAGACTCCTGTGCAAACTTTTGAGGGAAATACTCCTTCATACGTTTGTTTATTTGATTATAATACTCATCTGTCTCAGCATCAATACCCTGCCCTAAAAGCTCCTCATGAATACTCATGGCAGCTCCAGTCATAACCCTATCTGATCCAAACCACTCATTATCTTCAGCCCATTTCTGTGCTTTTTGTGAAATTGGTGGGGGTGTTTGATTTTGTGCAGATGATTCTTCTTTTGGTTTTTCTTCTTGCTTAGCTTTTTTTTCAGCTTGAGCTAGAGAAACTTTTTCTTTTTCAACTGAAAGTCTAGAAAGTGCATCTTGTGCTTCAGTAATTTTATCAACATCCTGTGATTCTAAAGCTACTTTCAAAGCATTCTTAACTTTTTCTCTTTCAGCGTCTATTCTTGAATCGTATTCTTTTAAATAATTGGAATCAGTCTCTTCAAACTTTTTCTCAATTGTATCGTATTTAGTTTTCAAGCCTTTCGCATACTCAAGAGCTGCTTTTTCTCTTCTTTCAGCTTCTCTAATTTGAAAAGTAAGTTTATCTATTCTTTTTTTAACCTTATCAGAATATTCTTTAAGATCCTCTTTCTTGTCATCTTTTTTTTCTTCAACCTGTTCGATAACTTTAGGTTCTTTTTCTGATTTAGTTTCTTGCAAAAGTTCTTTTGCAGTTTTATCACCTGTTACTTTTTCATCAGTAATCTCAGTGTATCCTAGGTCAACGTTTTCTTTTGGTGCAAAAGACTCATCAGGTTCTTTTGCTTCAGGAACGTTAACATTTTCTTCATTTACGCCATCAGTATCTAATTCAACTTCTGGGTTTTTATTTTCTTCAGCCATTTTTCCTCCTTAATAATGGTGCAAAATATCTGATGGGTCATTTATCTTAGCAATAACTTCGTCATCGTTAAGAACTCTAACTTCACCACCTTCTATTTTGAATCTTGAGCCTGCGTATCTACTAAAGATAATCCAATCATTTAGTTTACACCATGGCCCTTTAGGAAATTTATCATTATCTTGATAACATAAATCTCCCATTTTTAGCACAAGACCACATACCGTAGTCATTTGTATGGTTTCTTGTGTGGTATCAGAAAGTAAAATTCCACCTTTTGTTTTTTTTGGACCAGCATATGGTAAAACCAATAATCGGTATCCTGTTGGTGTAGGTAAACTTTCTAAAGTTGATTTTTTGATCGCTTTAGGATCTAGGACTGTTTTTATTTCTTCTTCAGCTTTGTAAGCATCTAAAAGTGCCTCAGTCCTCTTCGGGGTCTCCGTGGACTTGTTCATCGTTTATCTCCATTTTAGACAGCAGGTTTTTTATTTCCTGTTGCAAATCCTCTAAGGATTTGATTTGACCCCTAACATATTGTAGTTGCTCGATAGTGTCAACACCATATATAGCGTGGTCCTTAAATCTATCTAAGTCCTGTTTTATTATTTTTTGTATGATCGAAACGGTATAAATATCCACAAAGAGAATATACTTGATTAAGCTTTTTTTGCAAACGTTTTAACATTTGTTGGTTTACCACCAACACCTTGAGCCTTAGCTCTTTTTCTTGCAACAGCAGAACGCCTTTGCGATTCTGTCATTCGGGCTGCTTTTGCAGCAGGCACGCATTTGGGGTATTTTCTTTTTGATCCACTTGCAGATTTTCTTCCACATTCTCTAAATCCCCCTCCGGGTTTTTTTGATCCAATGTCTACCCATTTTTGGGAAAACCATTTCTTGAGGCCTCCCTCTTTCATGTATTGGATATTTTTTTGCATTACATTAAATCTTTGTAATAATCAGCCATTCCTCCTACAGATTTTTTAACAACACTCTGTAAAGTTTTAGCCTGACCTGCATGCGCTTTTGATGCCTTTTGTAAATTAGAAATTACTTTTTTTACTTTTGAATCTCCACCTTTATTCATCATTCTTGCTTTTTGTAATCTACCCATACCTGACATAGATCCTGCAGTCATTCCACCAACTTTTTTACCAGCAGGTTTAGGACCTTTAAAATCTTTTCTTTTTTTACCAGATGGATCTTTTATTTTACCAGCACATATTTTAGAAGCATAGGCATTAGCATATGCTGACGGATACACGGCAAATTTTCTCTTCGCTGCCGCTTTACCCCTTGGACATAATTTTGTCATTTTTTTCCTCCGTTACGAAATATTTGTGTTCCTTTTATACCATATATCGAAGCCACAACCAAGATCCAGAGATTTGTGAACCATGACGGGAGCTGCGAGAACATTTCGAAGAACAATTTTACCTTGTCCATCGCTGTTGGGTCATCTGATATGACTGCATATGCAAGCACCACTATCGGGGCCGACAAAATTATAAGAACCGCCTCGTCTTTCCAGTCTGATTGACGAGCTTCTAAAAGTTTTCCCTGGTATTGTTCCTCACCACGGGCCATTTTTTCTGCATGCATTAGTTGTGCATCAGACATTGCCATTTTCGTTCTCTGCTTGTTAGCGTAGATTTTACTACCAGCACTAACCGCTAATTTGATTGCACTTAACCACATTGTACTTATCCTTCCTTCGTTTACACATATACTCTATCATTTTTCCAATACAAGCGAAAGCCTTTTCGCCTGACATTTTCCATTTCCATGTTTGTTTCCAGTGAGGTCTTCTAATTTTTACAGCGGACATCGAACCACCAAACAAATCTAAGAATCTTTGTATTATATCTTTATCACACATTTCAACAGAACATTGAAATGATTTTCTATTTTTGCCTTTTCCCCAAACACCAAAACTTCCTTCACCATCGAATATGCCAGCAAGAAAAATTATTTTTTCTTTAGCATCTAAATTATCGTAGGCCGATAAATTTTTTACCAGAGACTTGCACGCTTTTGATTCCTTTAATATCAGACTGCACTCCTGTTTCTCTGTGAGGACATCCACCTTGTTTTAACTTAACTGGTGGGACCTGCGGGTTAGGGCCTCTTTTAGGAGGTGGTCCTTTTTTTACTCCGCCACTTAGTCCTTTACGCTTTTCTTGTTTTTCTAATTGCATCCTTTCCTTTCTTTGCAATAGAAGCAACACCAAATTTACCCATCACCTTTGCACGTTGTTCCATGACCGTTAATATTTGTATCTTTCTTGCAAATGGTTTAGATATCTTCTTAACCTTTGCAACTGTTTTACGAGCATCAGCAGGAGTCGCAAACTTAATTCTAACAGTATCTTTAGGATTCTCATCGGTATATAATCTTCTCCCTGAACCTTTAGGTTTTTTTCCTGTGCCCTTTTTTGGATCTTTCATTAAAATCCTCGTTTCGCTAATTTAGGTTTTCTAATTAGACCGCCTTTAAAGTTTGGTTTTGTTTTTAATTTTTTAGGGTCTGCCATTATATTTCTAATAGTTGCTCTTTTTCTTGCAGCATCTTTAAAAGTGTTTTCTATTAATTTTAAACCTTTTTTAGGCATCTTATTTTTTAAAGCTTTAAGAGTAACATTTTTTACATCTCTTAATTTTTCTAATCTTTCTTGAGCTCTATTTAAAGAAATAGTAGATGGTGAAGATTCTTTTTCCTTATTTTTTCTAAATTTTCTAATTTCTTTTCTACTTTTGTCTACAGCTTTTACAACTTTTTTTAAAACTGGTTTAACAACCATTAACGGGATTTGTATTCTAGGATCTTTAATCATTAGTAATAACCTTATTTTTTCGCAAGTTTCTCCCTCGCCACTTGTAATCTTTGGTCTGATTGATCAGATTGCTCTGATAATTTATCGTACTGGAAGTCTAATCTGTTTGCTTCCTTAGTCATATCTAATTGTGCTCTTAATTCTGTTTCTCTTTCTTTACGTTGCATATCCATAGCTCGTAAATCTATCTCTTGTTGTTTTAATCTTACTAATGGATCGACTTGCCCCGCTTTTGCCTGTATCTCTCCTCTGACTAATTCCTCAGTAATCTCTGCAACAGCAGTAGCAACAGCTGCATCAAACTGAATTTGAAATTGTTGCGGGTTTTGTTGTTGTAAAGCCATCATATTAGGATCTTGCATCAGTTGTTGTCTTACTTCGATCTTTGCTTTGAATGAAATATGGTCTGATATGTGAGCTTGTAACAAAGCGTAAACCTGTGGATTGATTTGCACCATTCTTGATTGCATAAATGCCATGTGAGCAGCAATGTGTGCATCGTGATCTTGGAATTCAAACGCTGTTAATAGTTGCATTTGTAATGCACGTGCATTTTCTTTTCCAGGATCCATTGGTTCTGGTTGTTTTGGTGGTGGTTTTAAAAGATTTCCAATTTGTTTAGTCCCTAAAGCTTCATAAACACGTCTATATGCTTCATGTATGTTGTGAATCTGTGGATTTGACATAGCAACTTGCAATTGTTGCTGTGCAAGCACTACTCTTTGTGCCATTGACATGATATTTGGGTCTGCAACCGGCAAAATATCTACTTTTTGATCAAAATCTACCTGTTTTATCATCCTTGGGCCACCATAAACATCATAAGGAT